TGCAAAAAACCTAGGAAAACTGCGGGGAGTTTGGGAGTTTGGATCTCAGCTCCTGGATGCCCGGGCAGCTGGGCAACGAAGCAGGTACAACGAATCCGCAGAAAACTGGGAAAAATTAGGGGAGTTTTAGGGAGTTTGGGCGCCGGGCGCAGCGGGCGCCAGCTCGCAAAGTTATCCACAGGTTATCCACAAAATTTTTATGTAAGGGGAGTTTGGGAGTTTGAAATGACTTGACACAAATCAAGGTCCGCGAGCCTTCCCTCGTATAGCCCGGGCACAAGGTCCACGGTGCTTTGACCAAGTTCCTTGGTTTTGCAACCATGAAACAATTTAACCTTGCCCCTAAGAGGCAGGTTAACTAAGATGTATGACTGTGATCCAGCTAATGCGTGACGCATATTCCAGGCAATTTGAAATGGTGATATAGTAACTTTGTTATTAGTTTGCGCTATCTTTAACTCAACTGTAAAGAACCCTGTAACCTTGTTATAAATAAGGCAATCTGGGAATCCTGGCGTAACATAACTTTCCAGGCGTGAAACAATGTATTCACCACCCTCTAATAATTTCTTTACACTCTTCCAAAAACTTGTCTCTGGTTTTACGGTCATACTTTTTTTTGCTTTTTACTATCTTTTGACTCCACTGGCGTGATGTCTTTAAGCTCTTCGCTATTAGATTTTTCTTTGACTGAAAGAACTGTTGCTGATCCTTCTTTATTAAATTTGCCATCTAATCCTATTTCCTTTAACTTAGCTAAAACTTCTTCTCTAGACATACTGTCAATTGCACCTGTTCTGATTTCTTTTCTATCGATGTACAATCCAGCAGCTTGCCCTCGCAAGCGCTCAGCATTAACAGCAGCACTATAAGACTTTTCACTAAGTGCCTTCTCACGAAGTCTAGCCAACTCTTGTACATGTTTATTTAGTTTAACTTCGTGTGTCTTTTCAATTTCAGCACGCCTTGCAATGACGGCTTCTACAACCTTTGGATAGCGTTTACCATTTAATAATAAAGATGAAGTAACATTAGCCGATCCTTCTGAATAGCCAGCTTGTCTTGCACATTCTGTTGGTGTCAATCTACCTTCATTCTCTGTATATATCTTAACAAAGATTTTCTGTTTATCTGTCAATCCTTGCTCATCCTTTGGATGCTTTAAAGACATATCTTTTGTGGCACCACTTGTGGCACTAACTATCTTACTATCTACCATGCTGTAACCCGCTGTATAGTTGAGTTTTTACTCATTTTAGTTCTTAAAAAACAAAAAAGTGCCTTGCGTTGTTTAGAGTAGTGACACATAGGTGCCACAAGATAAACCATTGAATTATATAACTTAATCGTTAAATGTGTCACTGTGGCACTACTATTTTGGTATTTAACAAACTCAAAAAACTTTTGAGCAAAATATACACTATACATCTGACTCATACAATAGAAATTGACCGATTTCTGCCATTCCCATTTTTAAGCCAGCCACGTGCTATGAGTCTATGCACATAACCATGTACATGGCTTTTAGAATGCATACCATTTAATTGTTTCATTTCTTCATAGGAAGGTGCATAACCATTAGCCTTTACAAATGATTTAATAACATCATAAAACTTCTTTTGTTTAGGTGTTAACCCTTCTTTATTTTTTGTCTTCTTGACCTGTGGCATCTGGGTGACTCCAATATTCTTTTCTTACTTCACGTAACATCTCATTATGACCCCATTCATCAATAGCTTCTCTTGTTATCGATGCCTCCAAGGTTTTCTGAATTTCTTTCTCATCTTCACTTAGCTCTATTCTTGTAGGTCCTTTTTTACGCACATATGTGTGAACCTTGGCCCAGGTAATAATGTATTTAGAAGCCTTGGGCCGTGTATAACCACGCGTGGGATCTAATGAAGGGAACTCGGGACTAGGTGCTGTATCAAAATTATCCTTGATATACGCTTTTACGTCCTCATCCTTCTCAAATTGTTTTACTATTTTCTCGATAACTTTCTTATCTAACCATAAATTAATTTCGTACGTCTGCATGTCCCACCTGTAAATATTCTATTTTTTTAATCCACCCCTGCGGAATAGCAATCGCGCCACCACCTGATGTATCATCTTTATCTTTACTATATGACCGCATAATAACAACTTTCTCATCATTATTAACAGCCATCCAACCAACTTCCTGGCATATTGCCAACGGTGCAGCCATAACTTCTTTTATGTCAAGCCAACCTGTTTCTGTATCACGCGCATCAACCCATGTTACACGTACCATTGGTATTTTGTTTATGTCCATTAGTTCCACTTAGGTGAAACGCGGTCAAATCCTTCCTGTACATCTTCTCCTTGTGTTTCTCTACGTTTGTCACGCATAGGACGATCTTTAATAAATTGATCTACTATTTCAAGAAGCATTAATGTAGGAAAAGTTACACCATGGCATTTGGCATTTAACTGTAAATGATCTATTAAACTATCAAACGACCATTTTTCACTCTCTGCTTTGACACAAATATCGTATATACTTTTGCTTACTTCGTTTAGCTCTTTTATCATTCTATTCCCCCCATTGCTCATTAACTACATTTACACCAATATTACGTAAGCATTCTTCTCTAAACTCTTCTATTTTTTTTCTTAAATCCTTATCTTTTGCATCTGCAATTCCTATTAATCTAGATGCTACATAAGGTAAATCTACTCTGTTATCATTTTCCATTCTATTTCTCCTTTAAAAACCTGGGTACTCGGGGCACGCTATCCCACCCATTGATTCATAATACCCTACAGCATTATTAGCTGCAAGCATGCGCTCTTCATTACCTTCAAACATAGCATCGTAAAATTCATCACGTGCACGTTTTAATTCATCATGTACACTCACTTCTTTAATCACACTCATCATATTCCTAACCACATTTTATATACCCATAACAATATTTGGAAAGCTATCCAAAATTTAATAGGTATTAATAAAAACCAAAACAACGCCCAAATCATTTACGCACCGCAATATACTCATAATCAAAATCTTCATGTTTCTTTTGTACTAATGTAACAACACCGCTTTCTGCAGCAGCATACACATGACTTTTAATTTTACGCACACGACGCTCATCTAATGTAGGGGATAATTTTTGTAACCACGGTCCACATAAATAACCACGGTAATAGGTAATTTTATTACCAGGAATAGATTTATTTAACCAATCATCAAATTTTTTTATACTTAACATAATATCTTTCTAATACGAAAGCTCTCGTAGGGTTTGCATGACCGCACCTACAACCTTTTCATGGCAAATCATGTTCTACATAATTCACTACTTCAGTACCAAGTTTTAGATCCTCATCCATTTGGACATACTTTCTAAAACCTGTGCTTTACAACTTTGCGATTGTTGTTCAGCCAGAGAGTACCAACCCATTGCAATTGTGCTGGCCTTCTCTTTCGTATAAGTGTGTATACCATGTTCACGTGAACAAAACAAGCACTTTATTTCCCTGTTTTCTGCCATTATTGTGTCAAGTTAAAAATTAATTTATTTCTTGCATTGAAACAACTTGTCAAGTATATAATAGTTTCTCAACTTCATTTCATCTCGGTGGATCAAGCGCACTCAAGTAGTGCCTTGGTCCCCATTTAAAGGACCCTACGTGACTAAATTATTATGGCATAAATTTATAAAATGGTTATACTACCAACCACACAAAACATACATGAGGGGTAAGTAACATGAGTATAGTAGGAGCAGCATTAAGAGGATTCGGTAAAGCCTTGGGCCGTGGTTCTAAAAACAAAGCTAAGAAAAAATTTGACGCAAAAAGAAAAGCTTTTAGAGGCGCATCAGATAGAAATAAAATGGATCAAGATACTAAAAAAATAGTTAAAGATTTTAGTAAAGCATCCAAACGCGCAGAAAAGTTTTCTAAAACATTGATGAAGCAAGATTATAGTAAGTCTGCTGTCAATAAATACCTGACAAAAGAATATAAAAAAATGCAAAAGAAGGACTAATATGTCCTTTTTGGTAGCAAATCTACCCCCAGTTAAAGTTTATGTTAAGAAACAATATTTATATGACCATCAAAAAGGTCATGGAGAATTTGTAGAAGGTGTTTGGATTAGCTGTAAATCTATCCAAGGTCGAGCGCTCTACTTTGAAACGTATTTGCCGGAATATGGTGCTTTATACGATAAGCTGCCTATTAGTGCTTTTGTTAGTAATCCTAACGTTAAAGTTGATTACCCACTAGAAGAATTACAATTATGGGATGCATTTAGTTACCATCTCACTATCATTGAAAAACAATCATTAGCAGGCACACGTTGTAAATATCTTGCACCTTCTAAAAAATGGCATTATGGTGAATACTTATTTACGATTGACAATTGCCATTCGGATCACAACACTTTGAATACTAGCTACGCAGAGATCCCAGAGGAGCATAAATCGTTTAACATACTAGAATTAGATGATGGACACTATGCTGCCCAGCCTAACAATAGAGTTATATTTTACGATAAATCGCTTACTCCGTCTAAAACAAAGCAACCAGATTTTAAAGTGTCAACAGAATATTACTCTGTAGAAAATAAATCTAAATGGACAGCTGGTGATGATACAAATTACTTTTACGATTTAAAAGAACAAGAGTGAAAATATTTTTTTTATTAATGATTATATCAATGCCAGACTTGCCGTCTGTGCGTTACAATGCAATGATCTATCCAAGTGAAGCACAATGCCTAGATGCACGTGATGGATACATGAATGCATATGCCGCTAAAGACTTGGAATATAAAAGTAAATTAAAGACAGAAGCGTTCTGTATTCCCTTTGATTCTTTTCCAATTCTTGGTATACACACTACTGACACATAATCCTGGAGGGACATGAAGTACTTTAAATACCTGGCATCATTGCCAATTCTTATATCTTTTATAGCCGGTGCATATGGAACTCTTAACTATATCAACAAGTTAACCGCTCAAATTGACGCAAGCACTGACACTATTAACATACTAAAAGTAGAAGTAGAAAACTTAGAACAACGTATCTACGGTGACATAGACAACATTCACGCTATCTTTAGTGATAAAACAAGTAGAAATTCTAACAACTATGCATCAGCTAGGGAAGAGCTTGTAAAAGAAATGGCAGACATGGCATCATGGGTAGGACGTATCGAGGGCATTGTTGCAGCACTGCGTGATGGTTCGTACAAACTAGCATCACAAGCAGAGTACCAGGCGTTAGAAGAGATAGTAAGAGGTAATACAGATTCCATAAGACAAATAGGTTACGATATTAAAGACATAGAAAGAGTAGCATCAGGCGGTTATTAATGAATTACGAACGTGGCTTGTTTGCATTCTTAATGCTTTTATTAATTACATGTTGTTTAGTAAGCACTAAAACACAAGCAAGAAATGATTATTTAGGCAGCAGCAACAGCAGCTGTGAAAGAGGTAGAATAGATTTGTATACAGAACTTAGAGGAACAGATGGTAAAACTATGTATTTAGATGGTGATGGTAATATAGATAATAATTATAATAGTTATAGTGATGACGTTAACGGAACTGTAGGCATACGTTTTAGTTGGCCCTTACAATCAACGTGTAACAATGAGACCATAGAACTGTTGCAAGAGAATGATAAATTACGTCAAGAATTAGAACTATTAGCTAATTGTGCTAAATATAAAGACCTAGAACTAGGCCCTGAATTTTCTACTGTGCGTGAAATGTGCAAAGGGGTCAATAAACCGGTAGAAAATGCCAAATAAAGAGTGCCCGGCCTGTAACCAAGATCCATGTACATGTGACGATTTTTGTGATAGTTGTGGGGCATGAAAGTAAACGACAATACATCAATTGACATGCCAATACGAAACCTGCTCAGCATCGT